AGAGATCTCGTTAACTGTTGAACTAGTTTTTACAAATTTAATGTATTCGTTATTTGAATCATCTTCTAATGCTCCACCAGTGTCGATAATAACGTCATTACCATTTGTATCTAGTACGCCTGATAATTGTGGTGTGATGTCAGATGATAAATCTGTGAAAGCAGTATCAACAACATTAGTTCCATCTGAGAAAACCATTTTTGTAGTTTTGTCAGTTGTCGCCCAAGTTACTCCAGTTCCTGAAGATGTTTTGAACGTCACTGTGTAAGCACCAGATGTACCGTTTGCTACAATGAAAGTTTTTTCGATTGAATCAGGAATAGTAACGTTAACGTTAGTTGATAATGTTCCTGTTAATTTAATTACTGCGTTTTTACCGTTTGATACGGCACCGTTAGAAAAAGTAAGTGCTCTGTTAGCGTTCGTTAAATTGAACGTATCATATCCACCGATTGCTTGTTCTACGATTAATAAGTTTGTGTTTGTTATTTGACCCCATGTTCCTGAGTTTTCCCCAGTAGCTTGAACAGTCAATTTTAAACTTGCTGATGTCGAGTTTGCCATAATTTTTTGTCCTCTTTTGTTTTTTATTAAAATTTGACAATACTGTCAAACATTAAATTTGATTAAATTTTGCTGTTTTAAGCTGCGGTGTCAACCTCTTTCCATGTAGGGGCTGTGCCGGTATCTACTTCATTCCAGATCAAATTATATACGCTTCCTATGTTAGCTGTCAAGCCTATTCCTGTAGGTATTACAATACCATCTCCAGTAACGGCTTCTTCGCCTTCATTCATAGTCATGCCAATACCAGTTAACATGACGTCTGGAGAAGGATCTGCTTGGCCTAAATTAGCAGCCATTAATTGACCTGTTACATTTATAGTATTATCAGGTGTACCCCAGTTTCCTTCACCCCAACCATATCTGCCCCAACCTCTATTAATTTCTTCAGTTGTTGTTACAGTTCCGATAGTTGCTGACATACCGATTCCGGTAGGTGTAGCTATTACAAACGTAGTGTTTTCGCCCCAAGGCTCTTGACCCCAAGCCGCTCTACCCCAACCAACATTTACTTCGTTAGTTATAGTTACATTAGCTAAAGTTGCAGACATTTGTATGCCTGTTGGAGAACCTATGTTACTTGGTAATCCCCATACTTGATCACCCCAAGCTGCTCTGCCCCAACCAGCGTTTACTTCTGCAGTTGCTGTGACAGTGCCAATAGCTGCTGTCATTTGAATTCCAGTTAAATCTGCAACAGGAACAAAAGCGTTATCATTCCAAGGTCCATTACCCCATGATGCTCTACCCCAACCAGTATTAACTATCGCGGTTGCGGTTACGCTACCAATAGTAGCTGACATTGCTATTCCAGTAATTGCTGCTGCTTCGTCAGTATCACCCCAAACTTGATCTCCCCATGCAGCTCTACCCCAACCTGCATTTACTTCTGCTGTGGTAGTTTCATCACCAAGAGTGGCAGTCATGCCAATACCTGTCACGCTTACATTTTGAATAAATGTATTTTCACCCCAAGTTTGTCCGCCCCAGGTATCTCTACCCCAACCAGTTTTAATTTCTGATGTAATTGTTATGCTGCCAATATTAGCAGACATTGCGATTCCTGTTGGCGCTGCAGCTTCATTTGCTTCGCCCCAAACTTGATCGCCCCAATCTTCTCTACCCCAACCGATAGCTACAATACCAGTTGCAGTTTCATCACCTTGAGCAATAGTCATTGCTTGACCAGTTACTGAAGTGCTAGAATTATCTTGATCATTCCATTGACCATCACCCCAATTTAATGCACCCCAAGAATCAACTTGAAGGTCCATAACACCGCCCATTCCTGAACCGTGTACATAACAAATAAAATAAAAATCTGAAGTTTGAGAAACTGTAATTTCTACAGAACGAGTTGTTGCTGCATTAAAAGTTAGTGTGTTGGTATAATCAGCGTAAGAAACTGTCGACCCATCTAACTTAAAAGTTACACCAGAAGTTATTGCTTGACTTGTTGATGTAGTTGTAGAAAAAATTAATGGGTGATTATCGTTACTAGAATCATTTTGATTAAACGCATACGTTAAGCCGCCGACTACATCGACGTCCATCGTACGAACACCGTCTAAATAAAATACGTTTCCTGTCCCGCCGCCGTACCTACTGCCTGATGCGACAGTAACTGTATACGTTTTAAACGCCATAGGAGGTTACCTCCTATTAACCAGAGATCCTTAGAATCGCTGCTGTTGACGTGGCTGCTGGAAACTGAATAGTAAACGTTCCTGATGTTGCTGTCTTATCACTTCCGAAATCTAAAACTGCTACAGCTTTGTTAGAGAAAGATGTATTGTAAATTAATGCACCTCTCGCTGTTAAAGTTACACCAGTAAAAGATCTATCTGCAAAGTCTACTCTAGCTACACCAGCTGTCATTGAAGTTCCAGAATTAACTAGTTTTCCGCCACCCTGTGTATATTGTCCAGAGTTAGAAACTTGGTTTCCTGTACTGTCTCCAGGATATGCAGTTGTCGTTGAATTTAAAGTTGCAGAAGAAGTGTAAAGAGCAATCTTAAACACGTCTCCACCAGTTTGTGAAAAATCGTGATCGCCATCAAATAGTTCTTTTTTGAAACTGTTTGCTATCGCTTGTGTAATTGCCATGTTTATCTCCTTATCCTTGTTTTGGTAAACGAGGTGCGCTTTCAATAAACTCATCTCGTCTTCTTCTTCCCATTTGTTCTACTGCGAACCCTTCGACCGCTTTATTATACTTTTGTTCGTATAATTGCAAGAGATCTTGTGGCCCCTTTAGAAAACTAAAAGCCTCAACTAGGCATGCATACAAAAGTCCGTTGGGAAACTGCAGACTAAGATATGTAGTAGTATTTGTAGACGATAATCCAGCAGGTTTCAAGATATAATTTAATTGAATTGTATAAGCTGCATCTGCCACTGGAGCAAAAACTAACGTGTCCTGATCCCAGTAACTAAAATATTTTGGCGTTCCTTGAGCATCTGTAGGGTTATATTCTGCCATAAAATTGGTGTCTCTATACTCAATAATTCGTCTATCTGTATCAGGAGAAGTTGATAAATCTTTATCCACTATTTGAGCAGATCTCACCACTAATAGGTCAGCAGGGGTATCTATGAATCTTTGTCCTGCTACCATCGTTGCTGTTACATATCTTCTATTATTATCAGAATCTACTTCTCTTAAAATTCTAAACTCAGCATCTTCAATAAAGCCGTTTACAATAGTATCAGTCAATACTGTTGATCCAACTTCTGTATAATCTCTAATTTTTTGTACTAATTCTGCATATGTCATTCAGTTACTCCGTTATCTATCGGTCCTGCCGATATGAAAGAACCACCACCTGTTGCCGTACTTGTAGCTGCTGACAGAGCCGTAAACTTGTAACTATCGTTCACTGTCAACGTAGCTGGCATTCCATTTGGGTTCTTCACTGTACTTGATATCATAGTTATTGAGAAAGCGCCAAGGACTTTTGCACCTAAAGAATGTGAGCTAGCTGTCGTGTTCTCAGGAGCATCACCCCTAGTTTTAGCGTTTGTCCCTCTAGTGCATCCCGTAAAAGTATTCCCTGTATTTCCTGTGTATTGAACAACTTCGTTTTCATATAGTTTAGTATCACTATTTATTTTTTCTATTACAATAAATCCAGCAGCAGGGAACTGTGAAGAATCGTTTACTAATATTGTATCTGTTGTATCGTTAATTGAAGCAGCTAAAGTTGTTTCAGGTTGTAAAGTAGATATGGATACGCCACCAACAGGTTCTTTGACATCATAAAATCTTACAATATCTCCTGTCTGTCTCGCACTGTTTGGTTCTGAAACAGTTATAACTGCAGATGTATTAATTGTTGAAAAAGGATCATCAGGTAAAAAATCAGTTGTAGGTAATTGTAATCTTGCAGGTCTTGCATTTGGTAAACCTTGTGGATCTGCACCATGTGGTTTTGGTTCTAATTGTGGTTGCTTTGGTTCAAACTCTGATATGTGAACTCTAGAACCATTCCATTCTCTGACCATTTCTTTGTATGGAAATTCCATACCAGAACGATCTGATATAAATTTTGCATATTTACCTTTTGAAAAATTAGACACTTGGATAATACGTTTTCGGGGTTATGAAAGAGCTAGTAGATGAACCGTCTTCTTCTAGAGCTCTATTTAACTCGTCTTCGTAATAAAGTTTCATCTCTTGACATCTTTGCGGTTGATATTTTTGACATAAATAAAAAGCTAGACCTGATACCATGCAAGGTACAAATCTGTACGGAACGTCTGTAGCATTTGTATAAACACCGGCATCTTGTATTCTTTTTACGTAATAATAGTTTAAAAATTTACCAGCTTCTGACGCACCTGGTGTTAAATATAAAGTGATAGTTACTTTATCAATAAATCTTTGCACGTAGTATTGTGAAGGTGTGCCTGTTGCAGTTTTGTTTGATAATCCTTGATATGTCGATCTGTTTATTTTTGTAAGTGGAGTGTCAACGTTATTATTTCTGTAAACAGCTTCTAATATATCATCTACACCATACACTGCTGTTGCATCAGAAGTTCCATCATCTGTTGATCTAAACATTGTGTAAACAGCTTGACCATTTACTAATGTGATGTTGTTATTTGCTATTTCCCAATAGTGTAAACCTCTGTTGGCCCACTCTTGAAACATAATGTTTAAAGATCTTCTAGCTGTTTTTATGTGTCCACCATTTAAAGTGAACATACCTAAACGATCGTAAGCCTCTTCGATTATCTCATCGATAGCAAATGTTTTGTCGAACGTTGTAGTTCCTGAAGTCGTGTTAGCCATTTAATCTCCTTACTTATCTAAAATAACAGTTACAGTAGCTTTTGTAAGAGTTGAAATAGTCATTCCGCCTTCAAACAAAATACCATCTTCTGCTAGATTATAAGAAAACACA